TTATATTGGGATATCAAGAAATGATGCCTTCTGCTATGAAAGCAGCTGCTATTAGGAAAGGTTTATATAACATTATCCCAAGTTCAGCAAAAATTAATATAAGAATACAAGGACTTGATGGATTTAGATTTGGAGATTTGTTTTCGGTTAATAATATTTTACCCGATCCATATGACGAACATTGTATTTTTATGTTGACCGGATATGAACATATTATAAATTCTGAAGGTTGGTTTACAAATCTTGGGGCGACTTTATGGGCTTCTGCAGAGCAGCAGCCGGAACGATCTGCAGATCCCCACGCGGGAACTAAGGGTAGGGGAGCACATTTCTAATGTCATTTTTAGTTAATCTTACAACCACACTACCAACGATCACGGAAAAACATAAAAACCAAGGTTATCTTGAACGGTATTTTGCTGCAAGGGGAAATCATATAGACAAGGAAGTATTTGAAATTACTCGTAGAAGATATGAACAGCTTTATGATAATCGTTATATTATATTAGGTCATTTAAATTGGCTTATTACGGGACCATTGGAAGACCGTGAATACCTTTTGTATACAGGTAATCCTATGTTTGAAGGGGGCAGAGAACCAATTAGTATCCCAGGACTCTTGACACAGAACCGCGGAGCAGTTAGATTTCTTAGTAAACAAATACCAGCGGTCAAAAACTATTTGACCGACTATAAACAGTTTTATATTGAGACTTAATGCAATTTTTAACAGGTTATGATTTACAAACACTTCTAAATTCTGACGAACCAAAGGTTTGTTTGTATTTACTTTCAGATCCAGAGACACATCCTCTCTTGAACTCTTTGTCTTGTATGTACATTAAGACACAGGATGCAGAGTTTTATTCTTCGTTTACTCACGTTGATTATCCCCATCAAGATTATCAAGATTTGGTTTTGCGAAATGCGTTTGTGTATGATATAAAGCAATTGTTACATTTGGGATTGGATGTACAAGATTGTTTTGATTTAAAATATTTTGATAACAAAGAAGTTTACAATCAACTTTCTACTTTTTATTCTATGCGATTGAATCAAGTTTCTAATTTGAATTCAGTTATTCCTATCTATTCTCATTTGAATACACTCCAACAAATTGCTCAACCATTAGATGTTACTTTGTTATCGGATAAGAAGAAAGCGTTTGACCAAAAGTATTTAACTGCATATCATAATATTATTCCTTATGTTTTTTCTAAAATGGAATCTCAAGGATTGTTTGTTGATCACGATACCTTTTTGAATTCGTTTGGGTTGGAGAGACGTAATTTAATTAATGATGATAGGGTTTTAACTAACTATAATCATTACACCACCACAGGCAGACCCAGTAACGCATATGGTGGAATCAATTATGCTGCTCTCAATAAGGCTGATGATTCTAGAACCTCGTTTGTTTCTAGACATGAGAATGGTAAATTAGTAAACATGGATTTTAAAAGTTATCATTTATTTTTAATTGAAAAATATATTGGTATAAAACTTCCAGAAGATCCACATAGAATGTTGGGTCAACAATATTTTAAAACAACAGAACTAACACCAGAACAATATAATGAATCAAAAGTAATAACTTTTAGAAATCTTTATGGATATCAGTTTGAAGATATTGTAAAAGACATTCCGTTGTTTGATAAAGTTGATAGATTCCAAGATAAATTGTGGTCGAAGTATCAGAGTAAAGGTATGTTGATTACAGAGTTTGGCAAAAAGATTGTGGTAGAAAACGCTACACGAAATAAAGTATTTAATTATTTTGTTCAGTCGGTGGAGGCTGAAACAAATATTAGATACTTGTACAATCTTATAAAACAAAACATAGTTCCGATTCTTTATACTTATGATTCAATGCTTTTTGATGTAGAGGAAGCTAAAATTGATAATTTAATTAATATTTTACGGGATGTATTGAAACATCCGTTTTCAATTTCCATTGGTGACAACCTGAAAAATATGAAATTTGAACATTTTTAAACCTATTTATAGACAATTCCAACAGAGGGATTGTCATGGAGACACAGTTACTTTGTACATTTTGTACGTCAGATGAGTTGGTTGATACTTGTCAAAATATCTCAGAAAAATATCAAGTAGTTTCAAATAAAATTTTTATTTTAGAAAATACGAAAGAAGCAGCGGACATTTACTCTGATGATGAACAACAGTTAATTTTAACATATAATGTTACAAATGCTGATTTAAATGATGTTTTGAATTCTACAATATCTGTTCATCGTAAAAAACAAACTAATACCATTTATACAATTAATGCTCTTAATAAATTAATAATGGAAAAGAATAATGGAATCTTAGATAAAAGATTTAGAGTTGATTGGGAAGAATTAGAGAATATGGTTTTGGTCACCGCATATGGTAAATTGAAAAGAATACCAACACAAGTAAAACAAATTTTAAGATTAGATGATAACACGCAATAAATTACGGATATTTAAAGTTGTAGTAGCATCTATCATATTTTGGGTTGGTGCATCTAGTTGTGCATATAGGGGCCGCCCCATTCCAGAAAGAGTAGTCGATACTCTTCAACAAAGATTGGCAATCCAAGATGTACAATTTTTATTTATGGGATTGCGTCCACGACCAACCACACAAGTTCATGAATAGAGAGTTACCTCCCCTTCAATGGTTCGTAGCTGATACTATATTAGGAGATCCATCTGGTATCCTTTCTTATGGTGTTACGGGCTGGTCTGAAGAAATGGATTATAGAATTGTAATTCTTGAGGATAATTTTTGGTGGGATGCATATATTATATCCCATGAACTAATACATGTTTATGGATTTCCAGAAGGACATCCTACAATTGCTTATTGTTCACTTCGGTCAGGATTACAACATCCAGTAAGATTTGTTCCAATAGATTCTCTTCCCGCGTTGAGAGAACGATCAGAGTCGGTATCTATTAATAGAGATGAATTAGATGCTTTTAAACTACGAATACTTAATAATAAATAAACTTTAAATTGCCCCTTGACAATTAATACTAAACCTGTTACATTATGTAGTGTTAAATTATAAACCCTAAACCATAAGGAGAAAATTATGGCTCTTGACATTAATGCACTTCGTGCCAAGTTAAACACTTTTCAGGGACAAACTAAACGGTCATCCGCTTTTTGGAGGCCGACAGAAGGTAAGTCCCAAGTAAGACGGACTGTCCCGAAAACCCTTTCATTGAACTCCATTTCCATTATCTTGGAAACCGGAGTTACCTAAGTCCAATTACCAACGGCAATCCTGACCCGATTGCAGAGTTCGCTGAGAACCTTCGTTCTGAAGGAACTCGCGATGCCTATCAACAGGCTCGTGCTTTTATGCCCAAACTTCGTACCTTCGCTCCAGTAGTGGTCCGTGGTGAAGAAGACATGGGTGTACGTTTTTACTCGTTTGGTAAGACTGTTTATCAAGCACTTCTTACTTATATTAACGATCCAGACTATGGAGATATTACTCATATCGAAACAGGACGGGACATTGTAGTGGATTATACTCCACAGGAGAAGAGTGATACGAACTTCGCGAAGACAACGATTTTGGTGAAGCCGAATCAGACTCCAGTTTCACCAATCAACCAAATCTTACTACTCTTTTTAAGGAGCCTACCTATGAAGAGTTGTCTGTTGTTCTAAAGCGTTATCTTGATCCTAATTCTGCTGATGAAGATACTAGTGTAACTGAAACGGTGGTCGCACCTGCTACAGTACAGGCTTCGTCTAGTGATAAGGTTAAGTCAGCAGTAGATGAGTTTGAGTCCCTATTTGCAGAATAGGGAGCTAGCTCATGGCTGTCAAAAAGAAAATAAAGACGCCAGATCGTGATGAGATGGCGCAAATTATTGCTGATAGTTTAAATTCTTTGATATCTGATGAAGATCAAGTTGCATTTTTCTTAGACGGCTATGACGAGACTCCAATTGATTTAGATGATTGGGTATCCACAGGAGCCACCATGCTTGATTTGGCGATTTCAAATCGTCCGCATGGTGGTTTGCCTGTGGGTAGGATAGTAGAAATTACAGGACTAGAACAGTCAGGTAAGAGTCTATTAGCCGCACACGTTATAGCTAATACTCAAAAGAGAGGCGGTATCGGAGTTATCATTGATACTGAAGCTTCTGTGCATGATGATTTCTATCGTGCTATTGGTCTTGATATGACCAAGTTGGTTTATGTTCACGCTGAAGCAATAGAAGATGTCTTTGATATGATAACCAATATTATTGAGAAGGTCAGAAAAACAGAGAAGGATAAGATTGTTACTATTGTAGTAGATTCTGTTTCCGCTGCTTCGACTAAGAGTGAAATAGAATCTAAGTTTACTAAGGATGGTTATGCAACTGATAAGGCAATCATTCTAAGTAAGGCTATGAGAAAGGTTACGAATATGTTAGCCAAGCAACGTATTCTATTAATCTTCACTAATCAGTTAAGACAGAAGATGAATGCAATGCCTTTCGCAGATCAGTATACTACGTCTGGAGGAATGTCACTTCGATTCCATTCATCAGTTCGTTTGAGATTGAAGATGGTTTCAAAGATAAAAAATTCTTCAAATGATGTTATTGGCGTATCTGTCAAAGCGATTGTAGTGAAGAATCGTTGTGGTCCAAGGAAAAGAAATTAATCAGACAGGCTGGTGCTTGGTATAAATTTACTGATGAGGATGGAGAAGAACACAAGTTCCAATCCAAAGATTTTGCAGAGTTTTTAGAAGCAGATCCAGATCGCAAGAGTAAAATCTATGATGATATTTGTGAAAATATAATTATGGCGTATCGTTCAACAGATAAGAAACCAATTTTCGAGGATGCTGAGGAATGACGCAAGATCTTTTAGAAGTTTTTCAATCAATGGATTTTTCTAACAAGGACGATGGCATTACTCTTAATGATCGGGTTTTGATTATTGATGGTATGAATACATTCATTAGATCTTTTGCTGCAATTCCAACTATGGATGAGAATGGAAATCATATAGGTGGAGTTACAGGATTTTTAAAGTCGGTTGGTTATGTAATTCGTAAGTTTAAGCCTAGTCGGGTTTATGTTATATTTGATGGGAAGGGTGGTTCTAAACGCCGAAGAGAAATTTATCCAACCGAACTTATGATATGACCACTGAACAAGATGAACAGGACTTGATGAGATATGAATTGGTGATCGTTGCAAAGGCTTTGATGAAATTGCCCATTACAACGATTACTCTTGACCACGTTGAAGCAGATGACATCATTAGTTATATTGCTCAACATGTGGTGGAGAATGGTGGAGAGAGTATTATCTATTCTACCGATAAAGATTTTCTTCAATTGGTTGGAGACGGTATTAAAGTCTGGAATCCGGTCAGAAAGAAAACATATATTCCAGAAACAGTACTTGAAGATTATACTATACACCCTAATAACTTTCTTTTGTATAGAGCCTTAACTGGCGACACTAGTGATAATCTCCCAGGCATAAAAGGATTGGGAATGAAAACTCTATTAAAGTTTATGCCTGGTTTTGCTACTGAAGAAAAACTTACTTTGGATGATGTTATCACCGTTGCTGAATCTTCAAAGTCAAAAGTTATATTAAAGATTGTAGATCAAAAAGAAAATATTCAGAGAAATTTAATTCTGATGTCTTTGTTATCTGTTATGATGAGTGACAACAATAAACTGAAAGTTTTAAATAAAATAAACAAACCCCAACTCTTTTTAAAGAAGTA